CGCTTAGTCTTGGGTATTGTTGAATATGCCATAATGGCCTCCGGGGATAATGATTACTATTGTATCCGATATGGTTAAATAGTGTGTAGAATATTGAACGATAAAGTTAGAATAATATACTCTTGGGAATCTGTTACAGTTCTCTCGGATCCAGTGTATCGGATAGTAAACTGATTATCCGTAGTATAGGCTTCGAGTACCTTGTTAATAACCTCTTCCTCTGCATCAAGAGAAGCATCGTAATCCGTAGGATAGATATCGAGAGGTCTTAACCGATAAGAAAATAGAACTTGTATTGGAGTAGCAAGATATACTCCTATGGCTCTGCGTTGCCTCTCTTCCATTGCTGTAGAAGTTGCTACAGAGATAGAGAAGGCTCGATGGGCTACAGTGTTCTCCGTTCTTCCAAAATAATCCGGAGTATGCTTAGATTCCTTGAAGCCCGAGATCTCTTCGATCTTGGAGGCTATTCCTCTTCGGATACTGGATAGAGATTGTGCCATTATCTTCTCCGGAATCTACGAGAAAAAGAACCTTGTCCATTAAGAAAGATTACCGGCTGCTTGGCTACTCTATTATCTGGGCTTGCACTCTGGCCATCGTGGTTTTGATCATAGATAAAGTTAATTTGCTTCCACTCATCTTTATACTGTGAGTAATGCTCGTTAGCGAGATCTAGATATCTTCCGTTACTCTGGCCTAGGCTAGAATGGAAATCTCGGAAGATGTAGTAGAGAGATAGATTCTGATGAGCAGCCCGGAAAGCCTCTGCACTCATTACAAGATATTCTAATCCTCCTCCTTCGGTTCTCATTCGTTGGATCATCGTGTACCAAGCCTCATCGATGTAAGTCTGATAAGAAGTAAGATTGGATGGTCTGATATCTTCGAGTTGAGAGTACGTAGCAGTAAGATCTCCATCCGATACTACAGGATATAACCTTCGAAGAACTAAGGCTCCCATTCTTCGGAAAGTAAATACTTCTCCTACAATTGTAATCTTCCACTCTTGGAGGTATCCCTCTCCGAGTGTGAGGCTAGAGTCCAAGATAGAAGGGCTATGAACATAGGTAGGAATATTAGCAGGAAAGGAACCAAGGGCATTATCGATTAACTTCTCTTGATTGGGTTTATAGAGAGTATATCGAACCTCTGTAGGAACTGCGAGCACCCCCTCCCGATAGATAGGAAGAGTAGAAGTATTACTTATCCCTCTCTCGAATAACTCTGGGATCTTAATCTGTGGAGCATAGGGGGTGCTAGTAGGCATTATTTTATCTCGTTGTAAATTTCGAGTCCTTTTTGATTGAACTCTTCGATAAAGGATAGCATATCCTTCCTTATTTTGTAGTGTTCTTCCATCTTCTGTTTAATCTCTGGAATATGCTGTGTATTCTGTAATCTTCCGATCGTTTTATTATGGGTAAGAGTTTCCAGTTCCCAGAAATGAGGCTCTACAGGTTGGAGCGTTCCATCTAATACTAGAGAGATTCCCCACTTATAGAAAGCATCTCTATCGAAGTTCTTTATAACTCGATTACCTACTACTCTAACCGATTGCCATTTAGGACAATGATATCTACCACCTCTAACTCGATATTGGTGTACGTATTGATATTTACCGGCTTCGAGATAGATCCATCCTTGTTGTTGTAGTTTTCCAATCCGAGATCCTGGGTTACCCATCTCTCCATTTATTTGGTGTACTCCATTAACACCGGGTACAATTCGCTCCATTCTAATCGATGGAATAAAGTATCCCTTCCGTTCGATCTTTGTACTCTTTCCCTTCGTTACCTCTGTATCGAAATAATGGAAGAGCCAATTACTCGGATGCCACTTATAAAAGAAGGGGTGGTTAGGTTGCTCCGGAAGGAGTGTATCTTGGCTCGTTTGCATTGGAGCCCAAGGCTGTGGAGTAAAACTCATAATTTTTGTACCTCATTTAAGTTTATAAAAGAAAGGATGGGAACCGAAGCCCCCATCCAACCATAGGAAAGATTATACCAAAGTAGCGATCTCTACTCCTCGAGCATCTTCCAAGATTGCCATACCGATATAAGCATGACCTACAACCTTAGTTAATGCTTTAGTAGCATCGCGATCCATCTCTACCATTACTTCACCCATCGCGCGAGCTTCAACAGCACCCGGAAGAGCAGCAGGCATACCAGTAGCGTAACCGATAGCACCAGGGCAAAACATTGCTCCGGCATAGTTTGAACCGTTATCTGTTACGTAAGAACTAGTATAGATTTCAACACCCATAAAAGAACCTTTGTAGTGTGAACCTTTAGCAGAGATAGCCTCGAAAGAAGCAGGAGAGTAAGCTACGGCTCCAGTTTCTCCTCGGATACCATCTTGCAATTCTGCGAACTGTGCAGGATGTAAGACACATACGTAAGGGCCTGGGGCTCCTTTGTTACTATCAGCAGCCTCTAAGGCTTGGATAGCAGATACCCATACATCTACAGTTAAAGCAGCAGTACTACCGACTTGAGCAGTAAAACCACCGAACAAAGCAGCAGTAAGATTAGCGAACAAAGCATCGTAAGAACGTGAGATATGCTCTGCGATACGGAAAGGATCAATATCTTGGCCCATTCCAGTCATAGAAGCGAGATCAGTAATCGCGTACGCTAAACTTTGTCGTTTACATACGATATCAACATGAGCATCTACAAGAGCCTTGTTAGATACTGCGCTATCCTCTGTTACACCAGTAAAAGCAGAAAAACCCGATTCACCATCGAGGAATGCCTGCCGTACTCGAATCGTATCCGAGCCCATTCCGTTAATACTTCCACAGAAGTCTACGAAAGGGGTATTACGCAAGTTTACGGAGTCTTTTAGTAATAATTTGATTTCTTGAGAGATCATCTGTGCGAGTCTTAAGTCACCGACTAGCCCAGTATTTGTAATTTCATTTGCCATGATATGCACCATTAGAAGAAAGGGGAAAAAATTAGTTTCTGGGCTCTTCTGCTGTTTCGGGAGCGACCCTACCCACTAGTATCTTATATCAATAAATAACCACTTGCAAGCATAAAAAAAACCTCTCTGCAGGAGAACAGAGAGGAAGGGGATCGGGGGAGGTACGACCCACCCCTTTTTTTTAGGAAGATTCGATTACAAAGAAACGACTATTTCAGCACCTGTAATGTTAATAACTGACTTTACTTTAACGTTATTAGCATCTACGAGCTGTACATCCAATTGTACTTTGTTTCCATTGCTATCGTATGCTGATACGTGTACGATCTTCTCACCAAGAGCATGGTTTAAAGTAGCGAAAGTATTAGCAGTAAGATTCTGAGGAGCGAAAGTTTTACGGAACTGATTAAGAGCAACTAAAACTTGACCATTAGTAACAGATGCCAAGTTACCGGCTGCAGGATCTGCAGAGATAGCTGCTTTGGCTCTGGCTTCTGTGAAGTAGAGGTTACCAGCTTCTGCGATATCATCCGTATCAGCATTAAGGGCAATCTGACCAGTAGCAGAGTTATAAGCCAATCCATCAGTATCTACAGACATAGCCAAGCGAGCGCGCGCTTCTGTGAAGAATCGAGCAGAAGAATCCTCTGTAATTTGGCTTGTATTGGCTGATAATGTGTAAACACCGTTAGAGTAAGATAATCCAGTACCTGCAGAGAACTGAGAGAATACATCGCTTAACTCTACAGAGAGAACACCTGTAGTGCTATTGTATTGCAATAACTGAACATCTGGAGAGGCTACAGAAGCGATAGAGATAGATCCTCGAGATCTTGCATCTGTGAAGAAAAGATTACCTTCTTCTGTGATATCATCGCTACCGACTGCCAAGGTAATTACACCTGTACCAGAGTTATAAGCGATACCATCACCCGATACAGAGATAGATCCTCGAGATCTGGCTTCTGTATGGTATAGGTTCGAACTTCCCTCGGAGATTCCATCGGTATCAACATTCAAAGAGAAAGCACCGTTAGAAGCATCATAAGCAAGACCAGAACCTGCAGAGAAGAATCCTCGGATCTCTCCTTGATCAGCAGTGAAAGCACCAGTAGAAGCATTATAATCGATACCGGCTGAAGCACTCAAGAAAGAGCGAACTTCTGAAGCTTGGATATCTTGGCCTTCGATCTCGGTAAAGTCTGCTGTAGAGCCTGCACTTCCACCGTTATGGATCCAAGATTCTGCGCGACCACTGACACCGGTCAAGATGATAATATCACCCTCTTGCTTTTCATCTCCATTAGTATAGTTAGAAGCTACCCAAGCACTTAAAGAAGCAGCAGTAGTATCTACGGCTACATCTGTAATAGTGAGAGGCTTTAACTTAAGTTTAAGATCTCCACCTTCTGTTACAAGCTCGGCATAGTTCGCGCTATCTGTAGCGATACCTACTACTGCATTAGCTTCCAAGTATGTTTTAGTTACTGCGTGGTTATCTGCTGTAGGAGCTTGGTTAAGTTGAACGGCTCCCTCAAAAATATTGTTAGGTGCAAGGAATTGCATGTTGTATACTCCATGTATTAAGATTCGAGGGGTTATCCCTCGCTCTTATACTACCTCAAGATAATCTCTCCGGATAGTGAAATTTGGAAAGATATCACCACTTGATTAAGAGAGTTATGGGTTACCTCTCCTTCTGCGATTGTTCCATCTGTTAGGATAATCTGTACCATCGGCTTAAATCCGAGATTGTGATTAATCAATACTTGAGTACTATTAGTAAAAGCATGTAACTGTGGCCTCGAGGAGGATGGAGAAAAGTATAAGGCCATCTCTACACCTCTTCGAAGATGAGAATAACTGTAGCAGTACTCGCGCTCTTCGTTGCTATGTATATAGCATTAGATCTATTGTACCCTTTACCGAGAGAGAGCTGCATATAAGCACCCCCATCGATATAGGCCTTATCTGCTCCTAATGCTATCCCATCGGTTCCTACTGTGCTCCAATGGATCTCGTGTTGCTCGCATCCGATAGTAACCTTATTAGCAGTTTTCGGAAGTAGAATCTCTGTAGCGAGTTGATTAGCTGTGAAAGTTTTCACAGATGGATATAGATTTGATGATCTTAGATCTAGTGACATAGTACCCCCTTAAATATTAATACTTGCGAGTTCTCCAGGCCTTCTTAATAGCCTCTCGATTCTGTGCGTAAAACTCGCTATCCTGTGCAGCTCTCTTAAGAATATCTCCACTCTGTACCGGAGCAGGCTTCGCTCCTGTATTGGTTTTGGGAGGAAGGAGAGAAGGGCTTGGAGTTGCTTCTGCTGTTGGAGCGACTGCTTCCGGATTAGAGCCTGCTTCGCTTGGAGAAGCAGCCTGCTTCGCTTGGAGATGAGGTCTTAAAACAAGAGGAGCGTTCTCCGGGTTCTCTTTGATTCCCTTAATCCACTCATCCAAAGGAGATTCGCTCTTACTTCTTTGATAAGCCCATTCTACAGCCTCGCGAAGTTCTGGATCTGTAAAACCTTGATCGCTTAGCATCGATATTCGAGAATATTTACTCTCTGCATCCGTTAAGGATTGCTCTAGAGTAGATACCTTCTCTCGTAACTTGGAGATCTTCTGAAGTTCTCCCGATTGGTTATCGAGATTATCCTGTAGAGCCTTCGCTGCTTCCTCTGCTTGGATTGCTCTAGAAGATAATTTAGAGATTCGATCCTTAAAAGCAGCTTCTATCTCTGCTTTTAGAACGTACTCGACTCCCTCGTGCGTTATTGTTTGCATGGTGTACCTCTTGTGTGTTGGTTTCTCTCGTTAATGTAATGTAAAAAAGCAGATTTCGCTAGCCTCTTAGAATCCCAAGGCATCTCGAAGGCAATCTCCAAGAGAGATTCGATATCGATAAGAGGTAGCCAATGATCACTCGCATCCATCTCCTCTAATATCTCTCTCTTCTTTTCATAATAACAGCAATCTGGATGTACTATTCGAATATACATAGACAGAGCCCAGTCATCGGAAGAGATCCATTCTACTTTACAATCTTTGATCTCTTCGATGGGCTTATTACACTCCTCGCAGTTCATTACATAAACTCCAATCTTTCTCTTCGAATCTGGAGGAGATATTCTCTAGCCTCGCGATCATCCATATCATCATACATCATCATAACGGCCTGTACTGGAGAGATTAAAGAGGCTTGCATCTTCGCGATAATATCCTCTCTCTGCGCTCGCATCTCATCCGGTGTTAATGGCATAGAGTGATAACTTACTCGATATCCATCCTCCGGAAGAGAAGTACCGAGGAAGCGATTCGATAACATTGCAGTTTTAGCGAGTAATTCCTCATCTCCCAATCGGAATACAGGAGCAAATTTCTTTTGGGCTTCTCTCTGACCACTCTTAGACACTGCGAGAGCATATCCAGATCTCGGATCTCCGTTCGTTCTGCTTAGTTCGCTCGGAGAGAGGCCTGCTGCTAGTCCTACTCTCATCTCATATTTAGAGATGCTTTCGAGGAGAGCATGGGGATCCGTAGGAATAGAGAAGGAACCGACTAAGGGCTGTCCTTGGGCATCTGGATCTTGAGTAAATACGAGAATAGAACTCGGATCTGTAGCAATAGAAGATCTCCGGGCTATCTCGTTCTGGTCTATCTGAGATAAACCGGCTACGGAGAGGCCTGCTACATATTTCTGGCTCCAGCACGCATCGCGTACCAAATGAACCCACATACTGTACAGGACTGCGCTCGTAAGGGATCCATAGACCATTTGAGAAGCGTTATAAGAATCCCATAAGAATCCGGTTTTTTCTGCATGATATAGAACTACTGGGAGGAATGGATTCCCATCTCCATCTAGATAAGGATAATCCTCTCCTCTATGGGTAGGATGTCCCATAAACTCTTCCGATACATCTCTTCCAAGAGAGCCATCTGTCTCTATAATATACATTCCGAAGATAGGCATAAGAGGATCTCTAATATCGATTACATCTGCAACCCATAGAGGCTTCCCATTATGTTCTCGAAGCCTGGCCTCTTGATAATATACAGGGATATCCGGTTGATCTGGATGGGATTCGCAATATAGGAGATCTGGAGTAACAATTCGATATTGTATACCCGGTGCGATAGTGGGAGAGCCTTCTACATGAGGATTAACATCGATTCGAATAGCACTCTCTCGGAGTCCGATTACCATCTGCTGCGCTCTTTGCATTAACTGCCATAATCCGGCCTTCGTTACAAGTCCTTCTCGAGAAGTAAGATCGGATATATCTCCGTTAAGATTCGTTACTGCAGGTATCTCGTGATAAAGTACGGATAACTGTCTTGTAATCTGTTCGAAGGGATTCGAGGAAAGATCTGCAGGGCCCCAGGCCTCTCTCCGATCTGCAGGAAGATGCCTCGCGAGTTCATCCTCGAGATCTTGCTCCCATGCTCCGATAATCAT